TCTACCTTTTCATCTTTCCCTTCACCCAACGGTACTTGAATACCATCAGTCAGCAAGCTTTGAATCTTGCTCTGCGTTTGAATACGTGCGTTGTTATCACCACGAAGCCATGGACTGGTAGTTGAAGCCAGTTTCTCCATGAAGATCGAAGTGTCCTTAGCAGGATCCACAGACTCTTTACCACCTGGGTTCTGTGCTTGAGCCAACGTGGCACGTTGAGTCACTTCAGTCAGAGCACCATCAATGGCTGCTACGCCCCGTTTCATTGCACGTTCATTGCGCATGTCAGCGATTTGCTCACGACGAATAGTGCGATTCTCACCAGCAGCCGCCATGGATTCACGGAATTGTTGCTCATTCCGTACTTCCTGCCGGCCTTGACGGGCTTGGTCTTCAGCTGCGTACAAACGACGTGTACCAGCATCGAACACACCATCCACATCAGCAGCCAGTTTCCCTTCATTGAGGAAGGTATTGCTGTCCAGCAACTGTTTCACAGTATCACGGTCACCAGAACGCGCAGCTGTGAACAACTGTTCCTGTAGAGGACGCTGAGCCCGTTCAGTCTCCATATCGCTGAACTGGTTGGCTGCCACCTCTTGGCGTTGCAGTTGAGCCAATTGAGCGTCTGCGGCACCACGAGTAGCTGCCCGGTCAATCAAGTTGCCATAACCCAACCGGGTTGCTTCCAGTTCGGCTTGCACAGCAGGATCGGCCAATTGCCCAGCGTCTTGCACAGCAGCCACTTTATCCAGGTAATCCTGGGTGTTGTTGGTGCGAATAGCTTGCTGGTTTTGAACATTCAAACGTTGTTGATCCACAGCCAAGTTCTGCAAGGACCGAAGCCCTTGCATCACCAGACCACCACCGGAGTTGAGGAGTGCACCAGAACCTTGGTCGCCTCCACCTCCTACGTTACGCCATGTAATTGGCCCTGCCATGATTAGCGCACCTGATTGCGGGACATGTACGAGCTAACCGACTCATACGCCCCTGGGTTGGACGCTACACGAGCGCGTTGGCGATCCTCCAACTGAGAGTTGGTGGTCGTACGTTGTGCTGCATAGTTGGCATCAAACTGACGACGACTTTCGTCGAAGCGATCCTCTGCCAGTTGCATTTGCTTATTGCCCTGGATTGCGCCAAAGGCTGTCTGAGCAATGCTTGCCAGTGGACTTACCCAACCACCGGAAGCAGTGCCGTTGGGGGCCACACCACCGAACATGCTGGTGCTGGAAAACAGACCATTGCTGCTACCGTTGTTGCCACCCCCAAACAAGGAGGTGAACAGGTTAGCCAGCCCTTGGCCTGCCGCAGGTTCAGCACCCACAGTAGGTCCACCGGCACCTACCCCAATACTGGAAACCAGTGATTGCGGGGCACCAGAGCCGTAGCCCATACCAGCCAAGCCATTGCCCAATCCGAAATCGAATTGACCCACGGGTTGGATGCCCAAATTAAGACTCGGGAAGTTGTTCTCCGCCATTAGAAATTAATCCTTCTGTGTCGTGAAGTTTAGGGAGTTGCAAAGCGAAATCATGGTAATAAGACACCAGATCGTAGCTTGTTGCTCCAATATTACCTGAGTGCACTGTACGGGAGTAGTAATCCTGTGGCGGTTCGCCAAATACAATGTCCGGTTGCATCGCCACCAGATCCATTGCATCCAACCCCATGAACTTGGGGTTCAAACCAAGGTTATCCCGTTTCTCTTTCAGGCTGTCGTATTGACCTTGTGCATACTCTTGAAATTCCTGGATATCTTCTGCCACTTCATTGAGTGCAGACTGGAATGCATTGGAAGATTCGGAAGCCAAGTTATTGCCGATGGACACTAGCGACTCGCCCCAAGTACCAGTTGTACCGCCTGCCCCAAAGCTGGAATACGCGCCGTAAGCCATGGCTGCAATGGCAGCGATGAATCCTACTTGCGGGCCAACTTCCTTGACGAACAGCTTGACTGCAAAACGTACGGCAACAAATTGAACAATCATGGTGATCAGTGTCATCACCAAAGCTGCCGCACCCAATGCAGCAGCAGCCACAATGGTTTGCCAGGCCGTACCCGCACTGAGCACGGTAATGACTACAGCCACCACGATCATCACGTACTTGAAGATCGAGGATTGGTACCACTTGGTTTTAATCACTTGCACCGTGTTCACCAGCATGTGCAAAGCTCGGCAGACTACTTGTTCCCGTTTAGATGGGGAAACAGTAGCAAGAATAGACCGGTCCAGTGGCACCAACAGTTCAGGATCTCCTGCGCCTGCACCGAAACCTTTCTTGGTGTGCACTTTGTAATCAATGCGCAAGTTGAATACAGCCAACTCTTCAAACATGGAATCCAGTGCTTGATACCGGTAAACAAAAGCCGGTTGAGAGATGGTCGTCGTAACCGGTGCAACACCTTGTGGAGTGATCTGCGTAAAGGTTTGGGTAGTCTGAGACACACTACCGTAACTACCCGTGTACGTACCCACTTTACCAATCTTGCCAGGAATACGTTTCTTGGTGATACCAGAGTATTGCAAAGTCTGTTTAAACTGGAGGTCAGCAATCTGTTGAATCTGGCTTGGACTGGAAGTGAAAGCCATGAACTTATCCAGTAACGTATCCGCCATCTGACTTTGCGAAAGGCTACTCTCATGAAGCAACGAGAAGTGCTTGAACAAGTACTCCAAGACCGCAGGGTGCTGGCTTCCTGGCTTAACACCAAGTTGCAGAATGCATTGCTCTACGTCATCCGCCTCAGGGTCCTCGTGGACAGCATCATCCATCATGTCGTAGTCCACACCCAAGTATTTGATCCAACCTTTGCTGCTGTTGTAAATGTTTGGATAAGCCTCACTAACCCGTTGGTTGTTGATGCGGTAATACGCCCAGGGATAGAACGTACCCAAGTTGTTATCACCCAACACGTACACGTCATCAATAGAACTGTAAACACCTGAGCCATTCAAGTATGTGAAAAAACCAGTTGTGCCGTTGTCTCGTACATACCGAACTTGGTGGTAATCCCCTTCTTCCGAGATGCCTTCAATAGGCAGAGTCAAACCACGCACAATGATGTCTTCATTGGCGTTCTTGAACTCGTATGTGATCGTTACGTAGTCTTCCACGGCAACATCACTGACTTCGAAAGTGGGTTGTCCTGCATAAGGACCAATCCCATCAATGGCAGTGAAGGGGTTGCGTGGAGTCCAGCCAGAACGAGGCGATGGACCCAACTGTTCGGTTACACCATCGTCGAAAGTGGCCACCATGAAATCGTAACTTTCACGGGTATACGTTGCCCGCATGTCAGACAGGTAGCAGGGGAAACCTTCCACTGCACTCAAGCCAACCAGTTCATTGGTTGTAGCGTTGTACGCATGGGTATTGACCAGCCAGGTCCAGGCATAGTGAAACGAGTTCATTGGACCCATGCGGTAATACACTTGCGTGATGGCTTGCCCTTCATTGACGGCAATCACACCCAATACCGTATCACGCGCTGACACGTTGGAAACCATGTGAGTAGTAGGGAAACCTTGGGCAATGTTATTGCGCTTGGCCCAGCCATACCCGTTGTTGACCTTGATCCCGATAGACCCGGCCAATTCTTCCATCATGTACTCAGTGATGTCGCCATTCTCAGTCAACAGACCACGGAGTACACCAGACTTAATACTCTGAGGAATTTGTGCTTCTTCAAAGATGGGCTGAACCGTGACGTTCACCACATACTTCTTTTTGTTGCTAAACAGACCCATTATTTTCTCCCAAAGAAAAAGGGACCGAAGTCCCTTTAGCTTACACGATTAAAAGCTTAGGCATTCACGCCAGCCAGTACTTTGGTAACAACTCGCCCAATGTTGGCATCATAGAGTTGGTTCACACCATCGGCCACAGTGCCTTCGTCAGTGGTGCGCCGTACGTTCCAAGTATCAATAAGAATCTTGGCAGCTTTCTGTTCTGCATCGCGTTGGAAACCATCGGTCTGAGCTTTATAGAGCAATTTCTGACGACCGATTACCGAGTTGTCATCAACTCCGGTTTCCACTGTTTGTGCCTTCTCAGTGGCAATTTTCTGTTGAACCAAGGAAGTCTGGGCCGTGGTTTGCAGTTTCTGCACCATGGTCAAGTCGTACTGAGCCTTCAACAAACATTCTTGAGCCTTCAGATTCTCCAGCTCTTGAACCACGTTGATGGTTTCAGCCTTGGTCTTCTCAACTTGAGCAGCGATCAGTTCCTTCTTGAATTCTTCCTGTTCCAACTGCTTTTGAGCCAGCAGGATCTGGGTTTCGGTCAAGCGGATCTGAGCACCAACCAAGTTAGCTTTGTTGGCAGCTTCATCTTTTTGCAGCAGGAATACTACAGAGTTCTGTAGAACATACTGCATGGCTGTCAGGTAAACCTGAGCGTAATCCTGTCCTTTGATGCGGTTCTTGTCGAACTCCAACTGCACGTGAATCGACGCAGCCCGCATCAAAGTATCGAACGCCCCAGTACCGTCGAGCTTGGCTTGCGTAAGGTCCGCAATAGTAAGCGGAGGGACAACTACTGGGTCAGCCATCTATTAATCCTCAGCCTGCGTGCCAGCTGCCATGGCTTGACGCTGTGCCAGATCCTTCAGTTCTTTCTCAGTCAAAGGAGGCAGGATGGCAATTTGCAGCTCTTTGATAGTGCGAGCAGACTTCACTTCTTGGCCGGTACGTGGGTCTTTACGACTGGTAAAGACTTGGCACTTACGCTCTTGCATCACATCGAGCAGCGCTTGTTCCACATGCCAGTCAACGTTGTACGGCACGAAACGCTTGATCGTACCAATGGTGCCGTTGCCTACACAGTAAGTGTCACCTTCCCAATCCTTGCGGAATGGGTTCATGTTCATGACATTGACACGTACCAGCCGACGACCTTCCGCACGACGACGGAACTTGCGTTGAGCTGGGGTTTCGTTGGCATCCACGATACGCACGGACGCCACAGCTTCTTTCAGCTGCGCAACCGATACACTGTTGATGACCACGCTTTCTTGTTCCAGAGCAGATGGCTCAGGAATCTCGGCAGCTTCTGGTGCTTGTTCTTCACCAGTTACTGTGGCATTGACGCGCTCACGCAGCGAATCAACACCGATGTTTGGGTGGTACTTGATACCAAGGAGATCAGCACGAGCTTTCAGCTCAGACAGTTCATCCGGGACCAGTAGCTCTTCATCGGGAGTATTCAGTAAATCGGTCATTGCGAGAATCCTTGTATTGAGATGAAAAGGGCCAGTGTTACCTGGCCCTCAGTTGGCCTTAGATCAGGGCCAGGGTCTTGATGATACCGATGCGTTCTGGGCGCAGAGCCATGAAGCCGTAGTACCACTTGATGGACATGAAGCCCATTTCACCGTACGGATCCAGACGGTCAGCAGTTTCGCGACCTGGCTTCTTGGCAGTGATGACGAACTTCACGGTTTTGCCATCGGTTTGGAAACCAATGGTAGTGAAGGACTCGGCACCGACAGTCAGCATCGGGAACACGTCGTAGTTTTCGCCGTTGTCGTAGTGATTTGCATCACCGCCAACAACTGGAGCACCACCACCAGACCACTTGAACATCTCGGGCACGATGACGATGCGGAACGGGCCGATAGAGCCGATTTCGCCAGTCAGGGTGTTGCCAGCGTTCGCGTACTTCTCGATGGAGATGAACGCAGGGTTGTTGTGCAGATCGGTCATGGCCAACAGAGTTGGGATCAGTTCCGAACCGCAGTACAGCACACGAGCACCCATGATGGTACGCGTATCGATCATGCGCGAACCGGTGATCATGTTGATCTTACGTGGCGACAAGTTCTCGGTCAGAGTGATGTCGAGACGGATCAGATCATCGTAAGTAACCACATCACCCTGGCTCAAGCCAGCAGTAGTAGTGGCATCGCCAGCGAAACGGATAACACCAGCAGCGTTGAGCAGGTCGATCTGAAGCAGAGCTTCAGTCATCTGGTTCGCACCGTTGATCATTTCACGGTTGATGTGCATGTCCAGCTCGGCATCGCTGTCGAAGTCCAGGGATTCCTGGGTGTATTCCTGGAAGAAGCCGAACTTCTCCAGAGAACCTTCGATCACTTTCCGGGTGAAACCAACACGGTTCACACGGCCACCGGTTTCAGACAGCACCGGCATTTTGCCGGAGATCAGGCCGATGTCCTTGCTCGAACCGTACAGGTTGCCGGAGCCACGTTTGTAGTTGGCTTGCGGTACTGCGTCAGCAGCGGCCTGGGCCTTCACTTCAGTGGTGCCGATCAGTGCAGTTTTGCTGAAGGTCACGGTCCAAGGAGTAGCAGCACCGGTCTTGACGGCAGTACCAGCTTCGATGGAGTTGACCGCAGCAGCGGCAGCAGTTGCATCAGCTTCGACGGCGAATTCAATCACGGTCGATGGCAGGACAACGTAGTACAGTGACATCTGGATCACGGCGCCATTGGCGTCGATACCTTGGTCGTTGATGTTGCGGTCGTCGAGCAGTGGCATGTAGTGGAACTTGGTAATTTTCTTACCGTAGTTCTTCGGCATGTCGGTCACATCAGCCAGTTGGCTGAAGTACTGTTCCTTGCGGGCTTCGATCAGCGCTTGCTTCTGGTGATACTCGGTATAAGCCTGTGGGCCGATACTGGAAGGATCACCAGGAGGGGCGTTGTACTTAGCCGGGTTGTAGGTATCTGGCGCAGCCATGGTGCTCTCCTAGTTTCAGTAGTTCTTTCCGGTCAACTTGGCGAATTCTTCATCGCTCAAGGCCAGAGGGTTAAAATCAGGTTTGCCAGACTTACCACTTGGGTTTGCCTTGGCTGGAGCAGCTGCTGCTTTCGCTTTCGCTACTGCCGGATCAACAGGCTTCTGAGCCTTTGGTGTTACGACTACCGGTTCAGGCTTGTGAGCTGGTTGCTGTTGCAGGTGGTTGAAAGCCCCTTTAGCTGCGAGTGCTTTGCCTACTGCATCGTATGCTTCCAGTTCGGTCATACCTTTTAGGTTGCCCAACACTTTCTGCTTACCAAGTTCCGCCTGGATTACATCAAACACGCCATTTTCAACTTGGCTTGCGAGATGCAAAAGCACACCCGGATTCTTGATGATCAGTTGCTTCGAAGCCGTGTCCATCCGATTGCCGGCGAAATCGATAACTCGGTCGTAGGCCGGTGACAGTTTCAACTCTGCCATCGTGTCTTCGAGTGCGGCTTCGGTATCGCTCAGTTCATACTGACCTGGCTTGTAACCTGCAACTTTCTTGTCATCGACTTCCAGTAAATCAACACCAGAGTCTTTAACAAGTTTCGCGATAGCTTCAGGGTTTTTCTTGTGTAAGTCAATAAGATGATTCAACTTACCTTGGTCAAGTAAGCCTTCACGCTCCAACATCCGAACAATGTTCAGACTTGGCTTCAGTGCGGCCATCTTGTCGTGGTAGTTGACGCCTTTCTGCATCAATTGAACGGCTTCATCCACCGAATCAATCTTGATCTCGCGACCGCTTGCTTTAAACGGCGCAAACAGTTTAGCAAGTTGATCTTCAGGGCTTACTACAGGAGTTTTTTCTTTAGCCGGTTCATCAGCCTTGGCTGGCTCTTTGTCAGCCGGTTTAGCTTCAACAGCCTTAGCCGGATCAACTTGTTCAGTCGTTGGCTTGGCTTCCGGTGCAGGATCCTGTTTTTCTTCATCAGGATCTACCGACGGGTCCCCTTCAGGATCTTTCTCGTCTTCTTCTTCCTCGACAACAGCCGGAATATTCGCAACCTCCGGTTGTTTTTCGGGCTCAGTAGTAGCGTTGTCCTTGTTCTCTTCCTGCTCAACTTCAGCAGGAGATTGTGTGTAGGCTTGCGGGCCTAAAGCCAGCAAGTCTTCGTCGGACATAGCCAGGATAGAGTTATCCATGTTGGCTTACTCCTGTTCCTGCAAAGCAAGTTCACGCTCTTGCTCGAACTCGGCAACCTTCTCACGCAGCTCATCGCCAGTGCGATTGATGTTACGCAGGAAGTCCAGCAACAGTGAAACAGCGAGCATTTGCTCGTGCAACTTGGTGCGGGCTTCAGGAGTTTGGAAACGTGGATCAGACAGCAGATGGGTCAAGCGGACGGGCTCATCCTGGAAATACTTCTTCTCGATCAGCCGGACAAAATCTTTGTTCTTGTAAAGACGGTCGAGGGCGTCACAGTCCTTTACCAGTTCTTTAGCGGTATCGATTTGCAGTTCGATCTGTTTGATGTCGTTAGAGTACATGGGTATTGCCTTCAGTGATGTGGATAAGGCCACGGTTGAATGTGGCCTTACTATATAGTGTGAGTATCGGTTTAGCTAGAAGTCTTATTCATTTGTTTGGCTTCTTGCTGACGTAGTACACCCTCTACTACTTTAAGGCCGGCTTGAGATTCTGCTTGTGTACGCAGACCTTGCATTGCCCGTTCTTGTGTTACGCCAGACTCTTGTTCCACGAAATCCAGGTTGGTTTTATCTGCGGCTGCTTGCAGGTGGCCTGCTTTAGCAACTTCAGTCCCTTGTTTCACGGTGTTCAAGTTAGCCTGAGCACCAAAGCTTGCAGCACGTGCTTCTTCAGTACGGATCTCTGCCTGCAACTTGAGCATTTCCAGTTGCTGCAATTGTTGCTGTACTGGATCTGGTTGTGGCTGGTAAGCCAAGATGCGTTGGGCCAAGTCTGGCATCTTACGCAAGCGGGCAATGTCTGCCAGGATCATGGAGGTAATACCCCAATCCACTTGCGGTCCCAAGGTCTGGAACATGAAAGCCAGTTCTTGAGCTTTAGCGTTGTCTTCTTCTGCGGTGCTGATAGTCAATTCAAGGTCGAATGCACCTTGCAAATCATCACGGCGTACAGTGACAAAGTGCTCGTTGGTGATACGAACAATTTCTTCTTCATCCAGCCATACTTGGTTCATCGCGATAAGCTTGCGACCGATCTTGATCATTCCCGAAGACAACCGACGAAGCAAACCAAGTTCACGCTTGGATGCTGCGTCCAATGCACCACGAATACCAGTAGCAGTATCACCCAGTGCTTGCCCTGCCAGACCACTGCTGAATGCCTTCACACCGGTGATGGATTCCGCTTCGATGTTCTGGCTCTCCACCATGAACTGTGCAGACTGTGGAATCTGAGGGAATTCGTGCATGAAAATGGTTGCCCGTGGGTCATGCCCAGGGTTGTATTCATAGTCTTCACCACGTTCGAACTTACGACGGTTAACCGTGTCCAGTGTGCCTTTGGCAATACCGGTCTGGCCGTTGGCCGACTTGGCAAAGCTGTCGATCATGCCACGGGTGACTGCGCCCACAACCTTCTGGTTGTCGATCAACAGCGAACCATCTGATTCACCGTAGATGCTGTTACGCACAGGTAGGTATGGAATGGTGATGAAAGGCAACTGCTTATCCGGAAACGGGTTACGTTCCATGCGGATCTTCACATCACCAACCCAGGCAGCCACGAACGGTTGCACGATACCGATGCCATCGATGTCACGGAAACCCCAGTACTCGTACACCACAAACTTGTGCCGTGCTTTGTCCTGGAAGTTGAAGTTCTTCGTACCTGTAGCAGCCGGAGCATAATCCGGTTCCGACAGAATCGACTGGTTCTCAGCGTTGATGTACTGAAGGTTTTCATACCGACCGTCTGCCTTGAGGTCCGACAACGAACTCTCAAACCGGTGGATGACAAACTGAGCTTTGCTGATATCCCCGGCACAAGACGGGTCGATGATCACGTTGCGGTAATCACAGACTTCCAGCGTCGGTTGGTTACGCAGCGTCTTTTCAACTTCGCGTTCGTCATACCGCAGGATGTCAGGTACGTGCACAACACCGGAAGTAACCGAAGCTTCGTGTGCAGCCTTCCACTCTTCAGGTTGTTCGTTGTACTGGC